GCTCGACTACGGCGAGATGCGCTCGATCTGGATCAACACGAACTACGGGCGCAAGCACTTCACCTACCAGACGCCCAAGAACATGGACACCAACATCTATGGGCTGGCGGGCTACCCGGTCGCCTTCACGATCGAAGGCCTCAACCTGCGCATGACCGGCAATTCGGGCGACGCGCCCGACATTCTGAACATCGATTACCTGTCAGGCCTGACGGGTCTGAGCGAGGCGGCGCCGACCAATTGGTTGCTGGCCCATTACCCGAGCGTCTATCTGTTTGGCACGCTGACCATGGCGTCGCCCTACATCGGTGACGATCCGCGCCTGCAGATCTGGCTCGCCGCCCGGGAGGCCGGCTTCGAGCGCATCCGCCTGGCCGACCGCCGCGCCAAATTCCCGCACGGCCTGATGATCCAGACCGATGTGCAGAACCCATGAGCCTGTGGGACGATCTCGCAGCCGCCTACGGGTCGCCCGATCTACCGCCCGGCATGATGGGCGATATGGTCTCTTCGCTGTTCAGCCAAGGCGCGCCGTTCCGCAGCGGCAATCCGACGCTCGACCAGATGATGGAGGCGCGCAACCTGCCGGACCCGACGCAGTCGCGCTCGACGCCGCCGCCGCTCGGCCAGAGCATGATGGATCTGGCGTCGGTCATCACACCCTACCTCGCTGGCGGCGCGCCTGGCGGCTCGATGAGCGCCGGCATGCGATTGCCGGGCAAGCTTCCTGAGGCCGCCGCCTCTGACTTACCCAAGCCAAACATCGGCATGGGCTCTGCCGCGCCGCTCTTCCCCCACGAGTTGGCGACGGCCGAAGTGCCGGCGGTCCCGCAGTTTGATCTGCCGCGCATGGCGCCGCCGCCGAAGGGCATTCCTGACTATGTGCAACGTCTGGGCGAGCCCGAGAACCTGGCAAGGGTCGATCAGGCGGTCCAGCAGGGCCTAAAGGAGGGTGGTGCGCTTTGGTATCACCCTGGGCCGCTGCGCTACGGCTTTGGCGAACAGCTCGGCGAGCAGGGCGACGCCGCGATGCTGGACTATCTGAACGCGCTTGGGGCATCGAGTAACCTGTCCAAGGTGCCCGAGAACATCCGCAATGCCAGCTACTACTACTCACTCAAGCGCCAGGGTCTGGATCTGCCGGCCGACGCGGCCGACATTCCCAGCCCCTACGGTCATATCGCGCGCGATGCCCACCTCAGGAACAACCTCTACCTGCGAGACAATGACCTGCTGAACTCGCAACAGAACCCAAAGATCGCCTCGTTCAGCCAGAATATGATGGGCAACTACCAGCCCTTTACTTGGGATACCTGGATGTCCCGGCTTTACGGCCTGCAAAACAGCAGGGGGAAGCCTCTCAGCTCGCCTGACCAGCCCTGGTACGGCTATCTTGAAGGCCTCGGCCAAGAGGGCGCGCAGCGTCTGGATCTCGCGCCCGGGCAGTATCAGTCGGCCGGCTGGTCGACCATGGTGCCCCAGGCCGAGCGCGCCACACTTGCTCAACAGATTGAGGATCGTATCCGCTTCACCGCAGCAAAGACCGGCGAAGACCCGCGCGCGGTGCGCGACCGCTTTATCCGAGGCGAAACGAGGCTGCTGACACCGGCCCCGGTCGGACTACTGGCGCAGCCGGAACCAGACAATATGGCAGGTGGGGTCCGATAAAGAGCGTCCCTCGCCGACCCGCTCCATTCGGCTATCGCCGGCCAGGTCGTCGCCGATGTCGTTCGCGATGACGGCGCAATCCTCGGACATGCCGCCCGGCACAGTATGCGCGACATACCATGCATCGGCCTTTGACAGGAAAAAGTTGAGGTAGCCGCGCTCTCGGATCGCGCGGATCGCTTCCTTCTGCCGCGAGATCTCCTCCATGGGCAAATTGCTTCCCTTTGGTGAGTGGCTGCCGGACGGGTCACAATTCATGAACCCCGGCACCACCAACATCCTCAACTGCATCCCGCGTTCGCCGTTGAGCTACGCCGCCTTCCCTGGCCCGGTCGCCAGCGCGGCCGGCGCCCTGGGATCGCGGGTCTGCGGCTCCTATGGATACCGTGATGCGTCCGGCACTGTCTATGGCTTCGCCGCGACGCAGCAGCGCATCTACGGGCAGAAGACCGGCGCGATCGCCTGGGCCGATATCAGCGGGCCGGCTGCGCCCTACAACACCCAGAACCCGCCGGACGGCTTCTGGGCGGCGACCTCGTTCGGCAAGCGCATGCTCTTCAGCAATTACGTCGACCCGATCCAGACCTATCTCGCCGGCACCGACGCGGCTTTCAGCAATCTCAGCGCCAACGCGCCGCGCGCCAAGTTTATGTGTGTCATCGGCGATTTCCTGCTGGTCGGCAACACGGTCGACACCACCGACGGCGCGGTCCAGTACCGCGTCCACTGGCCGGCGATCGGCGACCCGACCAACTGGCCGGTGCCCGGCAGCAACACCGCGATCTCGCTGCAGAGCGACTTTCAGGATCTTCAGGAGACCGACCTCGGCGCCATCACGGGGCTCGCCGGGGGCCATCTGTCGGCGGCCGATGGCTGCGTCTTCATGGAGCGCGGCATCTACCGCATCCAATATGCCGGCTCGCCATTCACCTTCGATTTTCACGTCGCCGAGGGCGCAGCCGGAACCGATGCCTCGCTGTCGATCGTCCAGCGTCGCCTGGCCGATGGCAGCGGCGTCGTCAGGTCGATCGTCTACTACCTCGCCTCGGACGGCTTCTATGCCTTCGACGGTAGCAGCAGCACGCCGATCGGCGTGCAGAAGGTCGACAAGACATTCTACGAAGACCTCGATCCGCACTTCTTGCGTGCGGTCCAGGGCACCTACGACCCGCAGCGCAAGCTGATCCTGTGGTTCTACCACGGCACCGGCAACAACGGGCTGTTCAACAAGGCGATCATTTTCAGCTGGGAACTGAACCGCTGGGCGCCGATCGATGTCAGCGCGACCCCGGTCGAGTGGGTCGCCAACACGACCTACACGACCGCCGGCTATACCCTCGATCAGCTCGACCCATTCGGCTCGATCGATAGCCTGCCGTACAGCCTCGACAGCCGCTACTGGACCAACGGCAACCCGATTTTGACGTGGTTCGACGGCAGCCACAGCCAGGTGATGGCAACCGGCAACAGCTTGCCGGCGACGGTCGAGACCACCGAGCAACAACTCTTTCCCAACAACCGCGCCCGCATCCGGGGCGTGCGGCCGATCCACAACGCCAGCGTCGCGGCCTCGGTCGCGGTCGGCCACCGCGAGATGGTGCGGAGCGCGGTGATCTATGAGGGCGCAGTGCCCGAGAACATCCTCGGCAACTGCCCGCAGCGGTCTACCGGCCGCTACACCCGGTTCCGGATGACGCTGCCGGCCGCCGCCAACTTCACCCATCTCCAGGGCGTCGACCTCGACGCCGTCCCGGAAGGCATCCGCTAGATGGCTGCGGCGACGCTCGCCCGGCCGCCGCAGATCCCGACCGTCCCCTCCGACATGCCGTCGATCCGGACGACGATCATCCGCTTCGCGCAGGCGATCAACGCGATCCTGCGCGGCCAGATCGGCTGCACCCTCATGGTGACGCTGGCGCCGAGCGCCACGACCTCGACCTTCAGCGACAGCCGCATCGGCGGCTACACCTGGATCGGCCTGACCCCGATCACCGCCAGCGCCAGAACAGCCGCGCTGGCCGGCATTTACGTCGTCGCCGGCCAAGGCAGCGCCACGATCAACCACGCCAGCAACGCCGCCACCGACCAGACCTTCGCCGTCGCGCTGCTGGGCTAAGGCCCCTCATGGATATGCACGCAATAACGGCGCCGTCGCCGGCCGACGGGCTGCCCGATATCACGATCAGTCTGCCGCCGATCGAGGAGTTGGCGCGCTGCTGGCCGATCCTCGAGCCGATGCTGCGGCGCGCCACCGACCGGGTGCGCGGCTACGAGCCGATCGATCTGCTGCAGCTCGCGATCATCGGCCGGATGAACATGTTCGTCGTCCGCGATCATGGCCGGATCGTCGCCGCGGCGGTGACCGAGGTCCGCATCTTCCCGCGCTGCCGCGTGCTCGAGGTGCCGTTCATCGCCGGCACCGGCCTCAAACGCTGGTGGCGACCCCTGCTCGATGCCCTCGATGCCCAGGCCGAGGCGCTGCAATGCGTCGACCTCTGCGGCTGGGACCGCAAGGGCTGGGCGCGTTTCGGGTTCGAGGTCGTGGGCGTCACGCTGCTGCGCCGGCTGAAGGACTAGCCGCATGTCGAAATCGACGCCCAGCACCTCGACAACGATCCAGCAGAACCCGCTCGGCCAGGCGCAGGTCCCGTTCCTGACCAGCCTGTGGGGAGCCGGTCAGGGAATGGCTGGGCTCAATGGCGCGCCCGCTGCCGGGGGCGATCTTCTCAGCGCACTGCAGGCGCTCGCGGGGGGGAATGCCGCCGCTGCGGGTCCTTCCAGCACCGGCCTGGTGCCGGGCGCGAATTTTGACATCGGCTCGATCCTCGGCGGCACTTTCGGTCAAGGGGGCTATGCCGGCGGCCCGCAGATCGGCGCGCTCACCGGGTGGGCACCGGGTGCGATCGGCGAAGGGACTGCATTCGGCAACGATCTCCTGAACGCGGCCGGGCTCGCCGGCAACGTCCAGCCGTATCAGAACTCGCTAGCCGGGATCGGCACCGCCGCGATGGGTCTCTTCCCCCAGGCGAGGAGCGTCTACGACCAGCTCACCCAGATGGGCGGGCAGGTGACCCAGCAGCTCGGCGGCTATGCCAGCAGCGCCGCCGATGCGCTGTCTCGCCTTTCCGGCACCGCGCAGGCCGGGTTGACCGGCCTCGGCAGCAGCGCGATCGACGCGATCAGCGGTCTGTCGCCGAGCGCGATCGGGGCGGGTGTGCCGGCCGAGCAGGGCCTCCTTGCCAATGCCGGCATGGCGATCAGCGGCAACCCGATCTATGACAGCCTGAGGGGTCTGGCGAGCGGCGCGTATGTCGACCCGAGCCGCAACCCGGCCCTGCCCGGGGTGATCCAGGCCGCGACCCAGCCGCTGGTCAACCAGTACATGACCGCGACGGCGCCGGGCACGACCGGTTCCGCCGAGGCGGCCGGCCGCTATGGCAGCGGCGTGATGGCGAACCAGCAGGGCCAGAACGAGTTCAATCTGGGCCAGGCGCTCGGCACCACCACCAGCGGCATCGTCAACAACGCCTACAACACCGGCCTCAACGCGATGCTCGGCGCTGGGTCGGCGCTGGGCTCGGCGTACAATACCGGCGTCGGCAATGTCACGGGCGCGCTGTCCAATATGGGCTCGCTCGCCCAGCAAGGCGTCACCGCCGCCGGCAACCTCCTCAGCAACGCCTACCAGACCGGCGGCAATCTGTACAACCAGGGCTATAGCCTTGGCGGCAACCTGGAAAATCAGGCCTACACGACCGCCGGAAATCTGCTCAACCAGGGCTACCAGACCGGCGGCAACCTCTACACCAATGCGGCTGGCGCGCTGGGCAATCTCGCCAACACTGGCCTGGGTGCGGCTAGCAACGCATACAGCCAGGCCGGCAGCCTGGGGCTCAGTGGCCTGTCCGGCCTGGTTCAGGCCCTGACCGGCGGCGCGCAGGCCACCAATGCCGGCTACACGACCGGCGGCAACATGTTGACCGGTGCCGGCCAGATCGCCAACACCGGTCAGATTGGGCTGGGCGGTATCGCGCAAATGGCCCCCGATCTGGCGAACTTCCCGCTGTCGCAGCTGTCCTCGGCCTTCAACAGCGTCTGGGCGCCGATCCAGAATTACGGCGCGCTGCTCGGATCGCCGGTCGGCGGCAATACCACCACCAGCCAGACGACGCCGTACTACCAGAACTACGGCGCCAACATCCTGAGCGGCCTGACCGGTGTCGCCAGCCTCTTTGGCGGCGGCGGTAAGATTTGAGGTAAGCCATGGCAGACGATATCCCTGGCCTCCTCGGCTACCCGGCGGGTCTGACGCCCGACCAGATCCAGCTGATCCAGCAGCAGGGGTTCTACCCGCAGCCGACGATGAGCCTGCCGACCGGCACCCAGCTGCAGCAGCCGGCCGGCTATAGCGGTCTCTCGCCGGCCCAGGCGCAGACGGTCGACCAACTCGGCTATTACACCGGCACGCAGCCGCAGAGCCTGTGGGACCAGATCACCTCGAAGCTTGGCAGCGGCGGCCTGGAGGGTCTGACCAAGGCGGCGCAGCAGCAACAGGTGCCGCAGCCGCACCCCAACCTCGCGCCCGCACCACCGCCGGCTTACCACGGCCTTGGTGCATTCAACCCGTA